TATCTATATAATAAAGTATTAAAAATTTAGTTGTCTACAGACTATCGAAAAAGTAACAATCGCATAAGGATTGTGAGAATTTAGTAGAGTAAGACTGGAGATTGATACCAGTTTGAAGTGCGAGGGTTCTTAACACATGAAGGTGAAGAACATGATATAGTCGATGTGTTATATAACACATGGGAGGACAGGCGATACCAGCTTTTGATTTTTATAATGCTCCAAGTGTAAGAAAAACATTTATAGAAGAAATAAAAAATATAGAAATAAAGGAAGATGTTAATTTATCTCATTTATATAATATAAAAATAGAAGATTATATAATTAAAGATTTAAAAGGATTAGGTAGAGAACAGAGAAATATTCAACATGCTATAAATAGAACAGTATGGAGAGTACATCAGTCAATGGAGTCTTTCATACACAATATGAATACAATTCATTCAAGAGGTAAACTTATAGCTGCCTCACTATTATAGAAATATAATATATGTAAGTGGGCAAAATCGGTGAAGACTAAGTCATAAGATATGTTAACACCGAGGTAACTAACTAGATTTCAATAGTCTAATTAGAACCGTAGAGCGTAGAGGGTGAATAAATATAATCCCTCCAAGAGTGTCCACCACCTTAACATTAAGTTGAAGGTGAAAATGTACGCCAAACTGAGTTGGAATTGACCAACTGATGAAAATGAGGGAAACCTCCAGAGCAGTAGATAAAAAACTACTGGTTAATAACAAATGGGCAATCAAGTTGTATTTAGTTCTATAAATTATGGTACAGATACTTCAGCAGAAGGAAGATGTATAATAAGAGAAATACTAAAATCTACTTATGAAGGGGTTGGAAATGGAGAAACACCAATTTTCCCAATTCAAATCTGGAAAGTAAAAGAAGGAGTAAATTACAATCATACTGATAGAAATTATGATTTATATGAATTAGCCTGTAAAGTATCAGCTAAAAGATTTTTCCCTAATTTTTTAAATTTAGATGCAACTTTCAATAAACATATAAATTGGAAAATGTGTGACCCAAATAGATACATCTATGAAGTAGCAACAATGGGGTGTCGTACAAGGGTATTTGAAGATTTGCATGGAGAAAAAACAAGTATAGGAAGAGGAAATCTATCTTTTACGACTCTTAATTTAGTAAAAATGGCATTAGAGGCTAAAGAAAAATATCCAAATAATGAAGCTAATAGAGTTGCAGAGTTTATTTTTCTTCTTGATAAATATTCAGATGTAGTAGCAAGACAATTATATGATAGATACTTATTTCAATGTACTGCTAAAGCAAAACAGTTTCCACTATTAATGAGTGGGTTATGGAAAAACTCAGAAAATTTAAATCCAAATGATGATGTAAGCGAAGTTTTAAAGCATGGAACACTTGGGGTAGGATTTATAGGTCTAGCAGAATGTTTAATAGCTCTTATAGGTGAACATCATGGTGAAAGCGAAAAGGCACAAAAATTAGGTTTAGAAATCATATCATTTTTAAAGTCTAAAGTAGAAAAATATAAAAAGAAATATAACCTCAATTATTCTGTATTAGGCACACCCGCAGAAGGTCTTTCTGGAAAATTTACTCAAAAAGATAAAAAAATATTTGGAGAAATAAAAAATATTACAGACAAAGATTATTATACTAATAGTTCTCATGTTCCAGTTTGGTATAACTGCAATGTTGAACATAAAGCGAAAATAGAAGCACCTTACCATGAATTAGAAGGTGGTGGCCACATATTTTATGTTGAATTAGATGGGGATGCAACACATAATCCTAAAGCTATAATGAAAGTTGTGGATTTAATGAAAAAGTACAATATGGGATATGGTTCTGTAAATCATACAAGAAGTAGATGTATGAATTGTGGTTTTGAAAACGCAGATTCAGAGTTAAAAGAATGTCCTAAATGTGGCAGCAATAGTATAAATATTATCCAAAGAATTACAGGTTATTTAGTTGGAACTACGGATAGCTGGAATAATGCAAAATTAGCTGAGTTAAAGGATAGAGTCACACATGGATAAAGACTATATTTATATTTTAGATATAAAACATGACACAATTGTTGATGGAGAAGGGTTTAGAACATCTATTTATTGTTCTGGATGTAATCATATGTGTAGAGGCTGCCACAATCCTCAATCTTGGGATATAAAAAATGGAACTTTAACTAAAGTATTAGATATTTATAAGGAAATCATTTCAAATAAATTTTCAGATGTAACATTTTCAGGAGGAGACCCACTTCTACAACTGCAAGGATTTGTTCATTTAGCTAAATTAATTAAAAAGAATACAAACAAAACAATATGGTGTTATACAGGTTTTAAGTTTGAGGAACTCATAACAGACAATGAAAAGCTAGAATTGTTAAAATTAATAGATGTTCTTGTGGATGGAAAATTTGAAGAAGATAAAAAATCTTTAGAGTTGATTTTTAAAGGTTCGTCAAATCAAAGGATAATTGATGTTCAAAAAACATTATATGAAAAACAAATAGTATTATATGAATAAGAGAGGCTTAGCCCTCTCTTTGGAGGTAAGTGTTATGACCAAAGAAGAATTTATTACTAAATTTCTTAAAGAGCAGCAGAGAAGAATAAAGGTTTTATATTATGAAGTTGAAAATTTCAAGATGGATAGAAGGTTTAATGAGAGGAAAAAGTCTAGGAGACATTAAAATGTTTCTTTTAATATAAGGAGGAAGTAGCTATATGTATTTTGAAACGGACATTATAAAAAATAAGAATACTGTAAATAAAATAATAAAATATTGTGGTGGAAATACTGAAAAATTGAAAGATTGGCTAAAAGAAATAGAAAATAAAAGTATCAGTAGTTTAGAAGAATTAAAAGAATATCCATTAAAAAGAAATTATAAATTTGTATTTTCCAAAGAAGAAGCTCCTAATTTAGATAAGCTTATAAAAATGAAACTAAGAGATAATTATTTAGAAAAATGTGAGATTTGTAGTTTAGAAAATCTCTTAAGTATGCTAAATGATGAGATTTTAGATTTAAATAAAGAAGATATCTCTTATGAAGATAATATTGAATGGATTGGAAATTGTAAAGAAGAACTAATTAAATTAAAGGTAGGAAGTATTTGCATAGATTGGTAGAAAAATAAAGGAGTGATACTGTGAGATTTTGGTGTGAGAATTGTAATAAATACTTCAATGCGGAAGAAACATTACAGGAATATAATTATTTTTTAAATGAAGAGATACTTATATGCCCTACTTGTAAAAAAGATTTAATACCTATAGCTAGTAAAACGGAATTATCATTAGGCTTTGATAGTGATACAAACCAATTAGCTTATGTTGAATATGATTCTAGTGATTATAGTTTACTTAGAAAGGTAAATGCAGATATTGAAGATGTAGTAAAGCCCATAATACATTACATAAAAAGTTTAAATAAAAATAGTTTAGATTTAAATGGGATTACAATAACAATGAATGGTAATAGAGAAGGAAAAAGACTTGATGGATTAAATTATGAAGAAGGAGTGGTTATGGACAATTTGATAAATGCATGGAATGGATTTTGCAAATTAAAAAGACAGCATCCTTCTGAGTTAGGAGATTTTCAAAATGCTATACATCAAGCTCAACAAGTATTAGGGTTAAGAGTTTTAAGAAATGATTATCCAGAAGGTTGGATTAAAAAATAAATATAATAAGGAGAGAAACCATGTCTACAAAAACTATATTAAAAAATATAGATATAAAAGATGATAAAGCAGCAGAAAGACTAATATCAGCTTTGGAAGAATCAGAAAATAAACAAGATTTAGATGATAAAGAAGTAAGGTTATATTACATCGCAGAAGAATTAATTTGTAAAGGCGAATTTAGACATGTGTATATGCATAGGGTTTGTACAGAAAAAGAAGCTAATAACTGGATGGATAGAATGAAAGAAGAGTCTATTGAACAATTAAAAATATCTGAAGAAGATATAGATTATTTATGGTATGAAGTAGTTGATGTAGTCGAAGGAAATTCTTATTTAGATAAATATAAAATAAATCCATCAAAATTAAATATTATAAATGAATAAAAGAGCTATAGTGTTATATCAAAAGGAGGTTTGAATGACCAAAATATAAAATAGAAGATGGAATTAATCTTATAATTTATCCATCTAAAAAACATAATGTTAAGTTTACCTTAATTCTAGAAAATGAAGATAAAAGAGAAATACTTAAAAAAGTTTTTAAGATATTTAAAGAGGGAACGTATTGTGTTTATATTGAAGGTAAATTAAGCAGTGGGGAAGTAGAATTAGGAAATGTTGAAATAACAGTTTTTGTAGATGGAAATATTATTTTAAAAAATGAAGGTATTGAAATATTTGGTGAGTATAAAGTTGAATATTAAAATCATTAGATATTATAAATCTTGAGTATTTACAATCAAATGAAATTTAAATAAAATAACAGTTTTAAATGATTATAAGGTATCAATTCTAAATGACCAAACAAATCTAAAAGTTTAATTCGATATAAAACAATTCAAAGAAGCCAATCAATATTCAATTCAAAGGAGATGGTATTATAAGAGAGTTAAAATTACTAAGTTTATTTTCGGGAATAGGAGCATTTGAAAAAGCACTAGGAAATATTAATGTAAGGTATAAATTAATAAATTATTGTGAAATTAATAAATATGCAAGTAAATCATATTCAGTGATACATAATATAAGTGAAGATATGAATTTAGGTGATATAACAAAAATTGATATATCTAAGCTTTTACGAGATGTAGATATAATTACTCATGGAAGTCCATGCACGAACTATTCTGTGGCTGGAAAAGGAGATGGAGGGGATAAAGGAAGTGGGACTGCTTCTTCTCTAATGTGGAATACGGTTGAAATAGTTAAGTATATTAAACCAAAATATGTAGTTTGGGAAAATGTAAAAAATGTACTAAGTAAAAAACATAAACATAATTTTGAACAATATATAAATGATTTAAAAGGATTGGGATACACTTCATATTATCAAATCTTAAATGCAAAAGATTTTGGAATACCTCAAAATCGAGAAAGAATTTTCTGTATATCAATACTAGGAGAACATACTCCTTATGAATTTCCAATAGGTTTTACATTACAATATAGATTAAGAGATTTTCTTGAAGAAGAAGTTGAAGAAAAATATTATTTATCAAAAGAAATACAAGATAGATTTACTAAATTTCCAACAGATAGATTAAACAATGAGGATTTAGAGGTTATTGGGACTACTACGCCAAATCCATACAATGATAATGGAGATTTAATATTTGATAAATGTACATCTGCATGGTGTTATAATCCAGATAAATGCATATCAACCTTATCTGCAAGAGACTATAAACAACCCAAACAAATTATAGATAAAATAATTAAAGAAGGTAATGTATCTCAACATCCTAAATCTCAAGCAGGTCAAGTTATATCAGATGAAGGATTATCTATGACTTTATGCAGTGGTACACATGGATATGCTATGGGGTATATTAAAGAAAAGAATGTTTCTAATGGAGCTATAAGAGGAAGATATAATGAACAAGGTGATATTGAACAGAAATTAGAAATAAGAAAAGATGAATGTTCTAATACAATAACTACAGTTCAAAAAGATAATGTTATTATCGAGCCTAGAATAAATGAAGTAGGAGAATTAGATATAAAGGGATATGATTTATTAAAAAGAGTTTATGGGGCTGATGGAATATCTCCAACATTAAATGCTATGACCGGTGGGAATAGACAACCTAAGATATTAGAAGAAAAAGCAATTAAAGAGGGATATTTTAAATATCCAAATAGCAACAAAGCCCATCAAAGTAATACTTGTTATAATCCTAAAGGATTAAGTCCATCTTTAGATACTTGTCAAGGTGGAAATAGGCAGACTAAAATAGTGGAAAATTTAGATAATAATTTTAGGATAAGAAAACTTACACCCAAAGAATGTTGGAGATTAATGGGTTTTGATGATGAAGATATAGATAAATGTATAAGAGCTAAATTGTCCAATACTCAGCTCTATAAACAAGCAGGTAATTCAATCTGTGTACCAGTCTTAGAAGAAATATTCAAAAAATTATTACAGGAATACATATATAATTAAATGATTATAAAATGTCAGTTTTAAAGGAGGCTAATCATATATGGATATTAAGATAGATATATGTTTATTAGAGATTGAAATAAATAGAAGAAGATGTGAGTATGCTGCCAGAACAGGAAGATATCCTAATTCTCTTATTTTGTGGGAAGGTTACTATAGCCTTCTTAATATCCAATATATAGAGGATAAAACAAGAGGATATATTACTAAGTTTAATGGCATGGATGTTATAAAATGTAATGACTTTTTAAAAATAGAATTATTTGAAAAGAATATTAATAATTAAAATTTGTTTTTTAAGTTGAGGTGATGAGTTGAGATATAATAATTATCATAGTCATAAAATTTATTCAAATATAAGGTCGTTAGATGTAATTACTAAACCACAACAATATATAGATAGAGCAATAAAACTAGGTCAAAATACATATTTTACGACAGAACATGGATATCAAGGAAATGTATATGAGGCAAAAATTTTATGTGATGAATATAAATTAAAAATGATTATTGGAGCAGAATTTTACTATGTAAATGATATAAATGAGAAAGATAGAGGAAATTATCATTTAATAGTAATCGCTAAAAATAATGATGGTTACAAGCAAATAAATAAAGCTTTAAGTTTAGCTAATAAAAATGGATATTACTATAAACCAAGAATAGATGAAAAAATATTATTTGAGATATTTAAACCAGGGGATGTAGTTATTACTACTGCATGTGTAGCTGGAATATTAAAACTTGAGAATAGAGAAGAATTAATACTAAAACTAAAGAATTATTTTAAAAATAATTTCTTTCTTGAAGTACAATCTCATCCTCATAAAACTCAAGCTTTGCACAATAAGGATGTTTTAGAATTAAGCAACAAATATAATATAGATATAATACATGCCAATGACAGTCATTATATTTATCCAGAAGAATCAAAATATAGAACTAAATTTCTTAAAGCTAAAGGTATAAATTATCCTGAAGAAGACGGTTTTATTTTAGATTATCCAAATTCAGAGGATATATTTAAAAGATATGAAAAACAAAATGTATTAACAAAGCAAGAAGTTGAAAGAGCATTAAAAAATACTCTAATATTTGATGAGTGTGAAGAAATCACTTTAATAAATGATGATATAAAATTACCATCAATATCTAAAAATCCAAATAAAGAACTGAAAGAAATATTAAATAAAGAATGGTTAGAGAAAAGAAAAAATATCCCTAAAAATAGCTGGAATAAATACTTAGATGCTATAAGATATGAATTTGATATTATAGAGGAAACTCATATGGAGAATTACTTTATTATAGATTATAAAATAGTTCAAAGAGCCAAACAAGAATACAACGGACTTCTTACTAAGACAGGTAGAGGTTCTGCTCCTTCATTTATAATAAATAACCTTTTAAGGCTAACTGAAATAGATAGATTAAATGCTCCAGTACCATTATTCCCTACTAGATTTATGAGTGCTGAAAGGATACTATCAGCAAAATCTTTACCTGATATAGATTTAAATGCTGAAGATGCAGAACCATTTATACAAGCAACTAGAGATTTACTAGGAGAAGAGAAATGTGCATGGATGATAAGTTATAAGCCATTACAAGATGCTTCAGCATTTAGGCTATGGTGTAAAGCAAATGATATGAAACTATCTGAGTATGACGAAGTAGCTAAAAACTTAGATAAATATACAAATGATATTTTTTGGAAGGATATAATAAAGGAATCAAAGGTATTTGTGGGAGTAATAGAAAGTGTTTCTTCCTCACCATGCTCTATGCTTATATATGATAGACCAATTGATGAAGAAGTAGGATTATTAAAAACTAAGGATGGGGTATGTTGTAATATAGATGGATATTATTGTGATAAGTATAAATATTTAAAAAATGATTATTTAACAGTGAAAGTATGGTCATTAATAAGAAAAACTTGTGAATTAGCAAATATTAGTATTCCTACAATTGAAGAACTAAACATCTTATTAGATGCTAAAACCTATGACATATATAAGGACAAATTAACTTGCACTATAAATCAGGTAGATTCAGATTATGCTACAAACCTGGCATCTAAATACAAAATATCTAGTGTGGCTGAAACAAGTGCATTTGTAGCTAGTATCAGACCAGGATTTGCATCTTTATTAGACAATTTTATTAACAGAGAGTCATATACAACTAACGTTAAAGAACTAGATATATTATTAGAAGATAGTTATCATTATCTTATGTATCAAGAATCAATAATGAAATATTTAATATGGTTAGGAATAGAGGAATCTGAGAGTTATGATATTATAAATAAGATTAAAAAAAAGAGATTTAAGGAAAAAGAGTTGAAAGAATTGCATATCAAACTAAAAAATAACTGGATTAAAAAAGTCAGAACTGAAAATAATTTTGAGGATACATGGCAAGTTGTAAATGATGCTGCCTCATATTCCTTTAATGCTTCACATAGCCTTTCATACGCATATGATAGTTTATATTGTGCATATCTTAAGTCACATTATCCATTAGAATATTATACTGTAGCATTCAATTTATATAATGAAGATACAGAGAGAACAAGAAAATTAACAGATGAAATAGAGTATTTTAGTATTAAGTTAGAAAATCCTAAATTTAGATTTTCAAACTCTGAATACTTTTTTAATAGAGATACAAATAGTATTTACAAGGGAATTGAATCTATTAAATTTTTAAATTCTGATATAGGAGAGTATCTATATTCTCTTAAAGATAATAAATACAATTCATTCTTAGAGCTATTGATAGACTTGAAAGGGTATATAAACTCTAAACAATTATCTATACTAATTAAACTAGATTTCTTTGAGGAGTTTGGAAAGTCCAACAAACTTTTAGAGACTTATGATATCTATAACTCAATCTATAGTAAAAAACAGTTTAAAAAAGATAGTTTACCATGCAATATGGAAATTATGAGAAGATATTCTAATAAAGAGACAGAAAAAATATTTAAAGAAGTTGATACAAAAAAATTATGTTCATATCTCGAAAGTCAAATTGAAAATATTGATATACCAATCAGTGAAAAAATACAAGCTCATTTTGAATTTGTAGGCTCATGCAATATAAAAGACGACAATTCAAATCCAAGGTATTGTTTAGTAATAGATATAGATACTAAATATTCTCCTAAAATTACACTATACAATCTAAAATCAGGTAATACAAAGATTTTTAAGGTAAGTAAATCTATTTTTGAGGATAATAAAATTGATATTTATGACTTAGTTTATTTAAAATCAACTAAAGAGAAAGCTAAAAGTAAAAAAGTAGATGAAAAATGGATTAAGAGTAATACAGAAACAGAATGGTGGGTACAAGAATATTGGAAAGTAGAAAATTAAAAATATGACCCCATATATGACATTCTAAGGCCATGTATAAATGATAGCTTGTGTTTATACCTTGCAGTCTTAAAATGGCGTATACAAGGTCGGTGAAAGGTAGTGATTTCAATACTTATAGACGAACAAAGACATCGTGATTTACTAGAGAAAAACAGAGAATTAAATACTAAAATAGATGAATTAAATGAAGAAATACTATTTTTAAAAGAAGAGAATAAAGAGTATGAAGAAGTTTTGGAGAAGTGGAAAAATGTAAAAGAAGAAATTAAATCCGCATATGAAATTAGAAGAAGATTAAATAGAAAATATGGAAAGTTAGAAATGATATGGCGTAAAATCGAGGATTTATAATGAATACAAATAAAATATATGAGAAAAAAGAATATATTATTATTAAATCTAAAAATGGATATATTGTTTACAATACAAATAAAAAATTTGAAGAAGGTCATACTCATTTAAAAAGTTATAACGCTGCTAAAACAGCTATAGATTTAGTTATTAAGAGAAGAATTCCTAGAAGTTATTCTATTTATTTTCTTACAAGTTTGATGAGAATATCTAATGATGTACAATATATAAAACATATAAGCGATATTGTATATATAAGAAATAGTAAAGGACTAAAAGAAAAATATATAAATTCTAAAAATATTAAAAAAAACTATTGAGAACGTAGAAGGTATATGATATACTATGAATATAGTTAAAACAGAGAAGGTAAAAAGAGGGGGTGAATAAAGATGTTAATAAAAGGAGATAAAATTAAATTAATAAAAGAGGTGGATGGCTTAAGAGTATTTAAAGTAGGTGATATATTTACAGTTATAAATATATATAATGATGGAACTATACATTTTAAAACAGATTATGGAATGGGGTTTATGAGTTATAGTGAATTTAAGGAGCATTTTGAAATAGCAAATAATAAAGAAAAAAGAAAATATACTTGGAGTAATTGGACAACAATAGTTTCTCCTAATCTACATATATTGTATACTTATAAAACCAACAATAAAAAAGTGATAGTTAAAAAAGATGGAGTTAAAGCCTCAGCTACTTGCCATGATACAGATGTATTTAATTTACAGAATAGTGCGGAAAGCCCACTCCTT